TTTCTATATTTAACAATACAACTGGTGATATCACTATAACCCTATCTATTACGACGGCGTATATTGCAGGTGAAGATGCTGATAAAAACAGCGTGACGCTTGCCACCAGAGGTGTCTGTACAATACTATTTATAAGCGGAACAGTCTGCGTATTATCGGGAAATGTAAGTTAATGTCTAGCATTATGATGCAACTTTTGGGTGGTGCCGCAGGTGGTGGTCAGAAAATATTTGATGATTATGGAATATTTGGAATAACTTTTCCAACTACATCTGGTCAAACAAATACGTCTGTAACTCTTACAGAAGTTTTTACATTGGCAGGAACAAGTCAAAGTTCTAACTATACAGCAGTAAGAGCGCAATTATTAGATGGTGCAGGTAGTGGATATGACCCTAAAAACGCAAGGCTTGTGACTTCTCGTTTTAGTAACAACTCTGTTCAACCTACATTTATGTACCCTGCTTCTGGCTATGATTGGTCAACTGTTTCAAGCACTAGCCATATGACACAATCTGCGGCGCAATTTGCATCTTCTAGTTCTGGTGCAGGGGCTTATGGAATAGGTGGCGCACTTTATACAGATACTACATCTACTAAAGTAATTTCTAGAGCTATTCATTACGCAGGTATGACTGAAAGTCAGTATGGAATAACATCAGAATATACTCTCAAAGATGTAACAAATGGTGGGTATACTTCTGGTCAGTTTAATATGCCAACTTCTACTAACTATCATAGCAGAGGTGAATCCACTAGATATAATAGAGGTCATCAAAGTACTGAACGTATGCTAATGAACGTGGCAAAAGACCAAAATGGTTATTTAGAAAATGTAAGTGGTATGCCTAATGTTATACAAGCAAGAGTTTTTAATAGTAGTTTTTCATTAATAGGCGCATCTAGCACACAAGGCGCTGTTGCAAGAACAAGTTATGATTTGAGTAGTGCAAATACACATGGCAACCATAATAGGGCGGCATACTTAGGTGGCAGACAAGTGGGAAATGTCCATGAAAGTTTTTATGTGGGCATTTACCATGACCATAATAATAGTTCTAATAAAGGTAGGCGCTATGTGAAATTTTCACATGATTTAACCAATGATTCTGTGACAACACAGGTTGGCGCTCATATTAGTGATAGCAATATAAATAGTAGTGGTGGTGTAGTAAGTTATTCTAATCAAGTATATCCTCATGCTTATTATAGTGTAATAAACAGTGGTAACGCAAATGGTAGTATTGGCAATAATCAAGGGCAACATTATTATGTAGATTTGTCACAAACTTGGAATAATGGTTTGAGTGAAACTTTTGCAGGTAATTTAACATTTCATCATGTCGCTAGAGTTGGAACAAACGGTAACGGCAATCCAGTTTATTTTTTAACAAATGCCAGTACTTCTTATATTTATGAATACATCCCATCACAAAATTCTTGGAATTTGCATTACGCAAATAATACTAATGTAACAACACCAGTAGACAATATTAATGGTGTGTTTCCAATACCGCAAACAAACAGAATAATAGTGTCTACTCAAGCAGGCTTTACACTTTATGAATTAGATATTCCGTAGGAGAGATTTTTAAGTAAAGCAAAATAAACTTAATAAGTTTTGACTGATATAGATTAGGGTAAAGTATGTTTGGATTTTCACCTCTAGCGCAAGCGCCAGTAGCAGACGATACGGGCATTGCGGTCTATTCGTTTACTATATCAGATATAACGACGACACCTATTTCTCAAGTAGGTATTTCCCAAACACACATACTAACTGCAACCGAAATAACCACCGGCGCCGTGTTACTAGACACGGTTACAATTGCCGAAGATGAAACCTTTTCAATTCCTGACATTGTTACCGGAGCTCCGACGTTTAGCGTAAGTTTGGTATTGTTATTTGAGTTTAACGCAAACGAAATTACGTCCGGCGCGCCAATAATAGACAGCCTTGTTCTTGAGCAACAATACGGCGCTAACGATATTATTGCCGGCACGCCGATTATTGACACTATAGCAGTTGCACAATCAAACAACTTCATTCCTATAGAAATTACAACAACTCCAACCGTAGACAGTATTGCATTTACGCAGACACACATTTTAACGGCGACAGAGATAACGGCAGGCACACCGACAATACCCGTGCGTTTTCTTTGGGACGTACAAGAAATTACACCAGAGACATGGACAAATATTTCTGGTACAACAGAGACATGGACGGTCGTGCAGGACGCGGCATAAAGGAGAAAGTAGATGGCATTATCAATAACGAAAGCGACAGTAGGCGGATCTGAGGACACATGGGGCACTACAACGAACACGGCATTGGATGCTATTGTATCCGAGATAAACAATAACGCAGACGGGACAAACGCAACCACGCCAAACATAACATCATTTCAAATTGGCGGCGTAGCAGTGACAAGCACGGCTGCCGAGCTCAACAAGCTAGACGGCGCAACTGTTACTACAAATGAGATTAACATACTCGACGGCAACACAAGTGCTACGTCTACAACCGTTGTAGATGCAGACCGCGTTGTATTTAACGACGACGGCACAATGAAGCAAGTGGCTATGTCAGACATTGCAACCTATATAAACGCTTCTTCGGGTGGTGGCGGTGGTTCTTCTGGCACAGTAACAAGCGTTGGCCTGAGTGTGCCAACTGGATTAAGTGTAAGTGGTTCACCAGTTACAACATCAGGTACGTTAGCTATTTCATTAGCAAGTGGTTACGTCATACCACAATCATCACAAATTCCGTCAACAAGTGATATTAGTAATTATAATACTGCTTATGGTTGGGGAAATCATGCAAGCGCAGGATACCTTACAACTGTTTCTGCCGGCACTGGTATTTCTGTAAGCACTAGCGGATCGACTGTTACTATTTCATCTACAGCAACAGTAGATACTTCAAGCGTGCTATCATCTACTGCCGGTGCATCTGTTGGTGCAGTTGGTACTTATGCAATGTTAGAACCTACGTCATCTTTATCTGCTTCTAGCACTGGTCAGCCGGGTACGACTCACTCTGGCAGTTCACTAAAATATTCAGATACTAATGGTACGGATGGCAGTAATCCAAGTGGTACTTGGAGACTTATGGGTAACGTTAATTCACTGCATAGATCAGTTTATCTACGGATATCATAGGAGAAATAAATGAGTATAGAAATTACAGAAATTCGTAACGCTGTATCTTTAAACGCAGAAAACACTATTTTTGATTTAGAAATAAATCATCCGGAATTTGGATGGATACCGTATTCATTAAATCCTGATGATAGTGATAATACAATTGATAATTCTGAGTTGTTAAACCTCATGGGTTCTAATTACTCAGCTTTTTCTCAATCAGATTATGACGCAAAAATTGCAGCTAGTGTTCGTCATGTAAGAAATTTAAAGTTAGAACAAGAAGTTGATCCAATTGTAAGTAATCCTTTGCGTTGGGCAGATTTAACGACAGAAAAGCAGAATGAGTGGGCGCAATACCGTACAAACCTTTTGAACGTGCCGCAGCAATCGGGGTTCCCAAACACTATTTCATGGCCAACAAAACCAGAGTAACAACATGCCGCTAATACCGCTAAAAATTCCTGCCGGATTTTACAGAACAGGCACAGACCTTGACGCAGCCGGTAGGTGGCGTGACGGTTCATTAGTGCGATGGAGAGACGGGTCACTTAGACCGATTGGCGGTTGGCGCGTAAACGAAAACATAGCATCGATTACAACTAACGCTCCCCGTGGTATGCACACATGGGAAAGTAACAACGGAACAAGATATGTTGCAGCCGGATCATATAACGAGCTATTTGCTGTCGTGTCTGGCGGTACGGCATATGACATTGCTCCTACAGATTTGGCGGCAGGATCTGAAAATGCATCTGTAAACATTGGATACGGATATGGCTTTTACGGATCTGGTACATACGGCACACCTCGGCCAGACACTGGTAACCTTTCTCCTGCAACCACTTGGTCGTTAGATAATTGGGGCGAGTATCTTTTAGCGTGCTCTACGGCAGACGGTAGGATTTTAGAATGGCAACTTGGCACTTCTTCTAAAGCCGCAGTAGTAGCCAATGCACCAACCAACAATCTTGGCGTAATCGTAACAGAAGAACGATTTGTGTTTGCGCTTGGCGCAGGTGGCAATCCTCGTAAAGTGGCCTTTTCAGATCGTGAAGACAATACGACTTGGACGCCGGCCGCAACAAACGAGGCAGGAGACATAGAATTGCAAACGTCAGGCCAGATAGAAACGGCTATAAGAACCCGTGGTCAGACGCTTATCCTTACCGATGTAGACGCTCATACGGCGCGATATATAGGCCCCCCTTACGTTTACTCTTTTCAACGAGTAGGCACGTCCTGCGGCACTATATCAAGGCGTGCGGCAGCCGACGTTGATATGGGTGTTTTCTGGATGGGCAACGGCGGTTTTTTTCGTTTTGACGGAAATGTCGTGTCAGAAATACCTTGCGCCGTACATGATTATGTCTTTGGCGACTTAAACACTTCACAAAAAAGTAAAACGTGGGCGTTTACAAATGGCCAGTTTGGAGAAATCTGGTGGTTTTACTGTTCCGGCAGCTCAACAGAAATAGATAGATATGTTGCTTTTGACTACAAGGAAAACCATTGGCTTATAGGAAGCCTTTCGCGCACCTCCGGCGCATCTAGAGGCGTGTTTGAGTATCCTATGCTTATGGGCCAAGACGGAGCCATGTTCGACCATGAGGTTGGCTTGAGCTACGTAGACACCCAGACATACACGGTCACAGTTGCAAGCGTTGGCGGTGGTAATAGATTTATTCTGGACGGTAGCAACTATCCTGCGATTACTCTTAAACGTGGTTATACTTATATTTTTGACCAAAGTGATGGCAGCAACTCTTCACATCCACTTGCTTTTAGAACGTCTGATGACACCGCATATACTTCCGGAGTTACAAGCACTGGAAGCGCAGGCAGCTCGGGTGCAAAAACAACTTTTGTTGTGCCAAGTGATGCGCCTGCAAGCTTAAAATATTATTGCACTGTGCATGGCAATTCTATGGGTAATAATATTACCGTAACCGACGCGGATGGCGTATTTGCAGAAAGCGGCCCGTTTAGCATGGGATCTGGCGATAGAATTATGCAAGTAACTGACCTAATCCCAGATGAAAAAACGCAAGGCGACGTAAACATTAAGTTTAAAAGCAGATTTTATCCAAACGCAACAGAATCAACGCACGGCCCTTACACGCCTGCAAACCCTACAGCCGTTAGGTTTTCTGGTCGCCAGATACGTTTGAGAGTTGAAGGCGACACGCCTTATGCGGCTTGGCGAGTTGGCACGATGCGTATTGATGCTAAAGCAGGTGGGCGCAGATAATGGCGGCTCCGGTACTCCCACCTATTGGCGATGATATAAAAGCATGGGGGCAAAACCTAACGACGTATTTACAGCGTCAATTATCGCGTTTTTATCATAAAACTACAGACGATAACCCTTCTGAGGATGGCGTCGTGCTTTGGGACACCTCTAAAAAATATGCAGTTATTTCATCAAGCGGCGCATTCCGACAGCTCGCAACAAAGCAAGCTACGCCATCAGCCAACACTGGATCTGCCGGAGATGTTGCCGGTATGATTGCATGGGACACAAACTATATTTATATCTGCACCGGATCTTATGATGGCTCTACAGCTATCTGGAAACGGGTCGCATTAAGTACGTGGTGATGAAATGGCGTCTAGGGGTGTAAATATGTTAGATAATGTTGTAAGATTAGACGCAAAGCCAAAGGTAACTATTTTACCCGTGCTTTCTGAGGACTTTGATCAGTTTGTCGGCATAGGTATGGATTTGATAGCTCCTGCGGTACTAAGGCAGTCTCACAATGTCACAATGCAAGACGTTGAAGACGACATAAGAGGTGGCGGCTCTGTAATGTGGCTTATTCATCTCGAGGACAAGTTAGTAGCAGCCATGACAACTGTGGTTGTAAAGCACCCTCAAAGAAGAAATTTAAAAATTGAATTTGTTGGCGGTAAGCGAATGAGACAGTGGATGGGCGAAGCATTAAGTTTGATGAAAAAGTTAGCTTTAGATGCAGGTCTTGATGCTATAGAAGCTGATGGTCGAAAAGGTTTTGAAAAATATGTAGACACGTCGCCGTTTCAAGCGATGTACACTCATTATGAGATGGAGTTAAGATAATGGGATCTAAAAGTACCGAAACAAAAAGTATGCCGCAGTTCCAACAGGACTTCTTGGAAGGCACTGTTATACCATTTGCTCAAGACTTTTTAGCGCAGCCATATCAATCCTTCGAGGGAGATCGCGTTGCAGGCATGACGCCTTTACAACAGCAAGCGATGCAAGGTTATGGGGCTTTAAGCATGGGTACTCCGTTATATAATCAGGCAGCTAGTACATATGGCGATATAGCGTCAATGGCTACTCCAACAGCGCAAGCAGCTCAAATTGGAAATGTTGGCAGCATTGCAGACGCAAACATGGCTAATTACATGTCGCCATACACTGATGCAGTTATTGAATCAGGATTGCGTGATTTAGGCGGCGCACAAGAAATGGCATTAAATCAGCAAGGCGCTCAAGCTACGGCTGCAAAAGCATTTGGCGGATCTCGTCAAGGCATAGCTGAAGCAGAAACGCGCAAGGCATACGGCCAACAGGCGGCGGATCTTATTGCAAGGGAAAGAGCCAGAGCTTTTGATCAGGCGCAGCGTGCAGCTCAATTTGATATTACCGGTCAACAACAGCGTGCAATACAACAAGCGTCTTTAGATCAGCAAACAGGACTTGCAAATCAGCAAGCCGCTCTGAACGCTGCAAGGCTTCGAGGATCAGGCGCTGCCGGACTTGGTTCCGTTGCAGGTCAACAAATGCAAAATCAGTTAGCAGGTCTCGGCGCGCAAACTGCGGCCGGCGAAGCTCAGAGAGCTTTACAGCAAGCAGGTCTAGATGCTGCTTTCCAAGATTATTTAGCACAACAGCAATTTCCACTTACTCAGTTTGGCGTGCTTACTGGTACAGCCGGAGCCATACCTCAAGGTTACGGCACAACCACGACAAGAACCGGTGGGCTTGGGCCTGCATTGGGTGCTTTGGGTAGCGTTGGCATGGGTTTTGGCATGGCAGGTCTAGGGCCATTAGCAGGGCTTCAGAACAGTAGCATGAGTTTTAATCCATTTAATTTTGGTTAGGGTAGTATCATGGAGCGAGAAATAATTTTAACACCGGACATGATCCGACAGTTTAATCTTCAAGGAGCTATGGCAGGTGAAGTGGCGTCTATGGAAGATATGATAAAAATGGGCCTCGTTGATCCAAAAACAAATTTACCCTTACTACCACCTAGAGATCCAGAATCAGAAGAAATAGCTAATCAGTCTGTAAATACTGTCATGAATAACACGACTACAGACAATCTTAGGCCGCTTGTAGACCCGAATGTCATGCAGAGAAATGCAGTCGCGTCAAATAAAAACATGTTAGATTTACTGGCTCTATCACAGCAACAGCAAGAACCAACCGACCAATTTTCAAATCTTTCAAAAAATCAAAGACTGATGCTTGCATTTGCAGGTATTCGAGACGCAGGCATGGCCCTACAGGGCAAAGATAGTAACACGCTTTCTAATATTTTGACTGCGTTTACAAAGCAAGCTGACGTGGATCGCAAGGCGCGGCAAGCGCAAATGACACAGCAACTTCTTTCGGGCATGGTTGGCCCTGCAAGCATGAGCGCAACGCCAGAGGGTATGACAACTCTTGACATGTTAAGAGCGCGGAGAGATAGCATTCTATCTCAATCTTTTGCAATAGATCCACGATATATGCCTGTCGTGCAAGGCACATTAAATGAGCTAAACAGGCAGATTAAAGAGCTTGAGCAAAAAGCGCAAAAAGACACTGACACAGCAACCGGAGCTCGTACTGTTTTAGATACAGTAGATCAATTGTATCGATCAATAGAAGAAGAGGGCAGCATGATCACCGGCCCAATGGGAATGCTTTTGGGTAATATCCCATTTACACAAGCAGGTGAGGCAAGGCTAACAATTCAAACACTTAAAGCAAACTTAGCTTTTGATGCATTGCGTGGCATCAAGGCAGGCGGAGCCACACTCGGTGCAGTAAGCGCCCCAGAGCTTGCGTTGCTTGAAGCTAAAGTAGCTAACCTTAATTTGAATAGGAGCAAAGAGGCAGTGTTAGCAAGTTTAAAAGAGATAGATCGTTACTATAAACAGCTTGTTATAAACGCATATAAAATATCAGAAGATCCATCAAAATTAGACGCTATTTTTGGCGGCCGACCTGCGTGGGCAGATGGTGAAGCGGTTGATATGAGACAATTTGAATTTAATCGTACAAATGTGCCAGAAGGCGAATTAATTGTTGACCGTGATGGAGGTAATAAAGTTTACCGATATATAGGCGGCCCAAGAAATCAAGCAAGTAGTTACGAAGAGGTGACATTCTAATGGCAGGCCCATCTTGGACAGATCCAAATTTTAAAGAAAAATCTATTGGCCCCTCTTGGACGATTGACGCAGAAGATCCTGACATACCGCAGGATGCTAATCTGGTAAAAGTATTTAGCGATGGATCATATGTTATGGAGCGCGATGGCGTGCAAACATTTGTCGATCCAGATTCTGCATTTGTAACATCAAACCCAAGCACAGTTGCAGAAATTTTAGCAAGTGGCGAAGGTGGCCGTCGAGCCGGTGATATTTCCCGTGGAGATATAGCGCAAGAGATGATCGGTGGCGAAGGCCCGACAAGAATATTATCTGCGCTACAAGGTATACCATTTGTAAGAAATTATATACCGGACGTTGCAGCCGCAGGGGCGTCTATGGTTAGCCAAATGGGTGATAACACTGGAGCTTCAATCGGAGATATAAGAGGGCTTATTGATCAAGCTACAGCTCGCAGAGAGCAGGAAGCTCCTAAAACTGTATTGGGATCTAGGCTTGCAACCGGTGGAGCTGCGGCAGTTCCATTTGCTCCTGCAATTACAGCTAGAACGACACTTGGTAAAGTTGCTCAAGGAACTGGTTATGGTGGTTTGTTTGGTGGCACTGAAGGTTTTGTGTCTGGTTTAAGAGAAGGTGGTTTGCCAGAGGCAGTTGAGCAAGCAAAATCAGGTGGTACACTTGGCGCGGCTTTTGGTGGCGCAGGAAGTGCAGTAGCAGCGCCGGCAGGGTTTTTGTATGGCAAATACTTAGAAGGCCCAGTGCAGCGCACTATCGAAAGCATAGGGTTTAAGAAAGACGCGGCGAAAGTGGTTCAAGATGCCTTGACTGCCGACGCCGCAGACGCAGTAGAAAGCGCAAAAGCAGCCGGCCCCTACGGCTCTGTATCAGTCTTAGGGCCAAACGTGACAGCTCTTTTAGATTATGTGGCGAATACATCTGGATCTGGTCAAAAAATAATCAGAGATAATCTTAACGACACTGCACTAGCGGCATCTAGAGACCTTAACACTTCACTTGATACTATCTTAGGCACAACAACAGCCGGAATAAAAACACAAAAACAAAAGATAATGACTGACACGGCTAAGTCTAGACGTGATCTATATGGTAAAGCATACGACTTTAACATCGACCCAGAGCAACATGGCAAGGTAATTCAATTATTTTCACGGGTATCTGATGCAGATTTATCAGGAGCTAAAACATTACTACAGGAAGCCGGTGAAGAGTTTGATATAGAAAACCCAACCATAGCTACTATCGATTATGTAACACGACGTCTATTTGACGAGGCTCAAGCTCTCAAACAATCTGGTAACATGGCTGCGTCAATGTCCAAGAAAAATTTAGCATTTCAGTTGCGGTCTTCACTTGATGAGATAAACCCAACTTACGCGGCCGCAAGAGCCGCAGGAAAAGATGCAATTGATCAGAAACTAGCGGCAGACCTCGGTAACGATATACTGAACCCAAGAGTAACTCGAGAAGATGTTGCGATTGCATTAGACTCTATTGATGAGGTTGGCGTTGCACAATTGAAGCAGGCATTGAGAAACAGAATTGACGAGCTTGCTGCAAACGCAAAAGTAAATCCTAGCGGCACAAATGATGTTGAGGTTGTAGAAGCTCTCGCACAACTAAAAGCATTAAACACCAGAGCTGTAGCTGAAAAGCTGCGTATGGTGCTTGGAGATGAGACTGCCGACTTACTTGGTCAGCAAATCAGTGATAGCGCATCTGCGTTTGTGCAGCGTGCAGCGGTGGCTCTAAATTCTAAAACTGCAATTAGAACGCGAATAGATGAAAGAGTTAAAGAGTTAGTTGGCGAGAGCGTGGGCGAGACAGTTGCCAGACAAGGTTTGTTGCCTACTGCGTCCGGTGCAATTACTCAGTCATTAATTGGTGGCCCAAGACAAGCTGAAAGAGTAAGAGAAATCGGAGAAGAAATAGCTCCAGTATTGACGCAAAGAATGTCTCCAGAAGATTTGTTGTTGCAAGCGCAACGCATGAGTTCACTGGCGCCGCAAATCGCTCAAGCCAAAGAAGCTGCAAATATTTTTCAAGATAGATTGCGTGGTGGTGGCATGGGTACAGGAACTGTACTCGGCGGTCAGATTGGACAGTCAGAGAATTTCACAATAGAAGATCTGATGCGAGATATGGGACTGTCCAACTTTTCGTATCGATAGACCTTAACTTTTCTTAGATTTCTTTTTTGGTGCTTTACCGCCCACCCAAGCTTCGTTCTCCGGTGTGGCAGGATTATCTGCTTTAAGAGTACCATCTGCATTACGGGCTCTTTTAGGTTTAGATGATTCGGTGAGTGCTTCAATCTCTGCGGCTTGACGTTTAATGACTTCCGCAGCATCCGTACAAGCTTGCATCATGGCTCTTGGATTTGAAATCCTATGCGGCAGCTCCAACAGCATGACTAAATTTTTTTCTTTATCGCTTAACATTTTATTCTCCGTGACGTTAACATAATGTAAACTACCATATGTACCTTGTTTTTCAATAGTATAGCATATATGTTGTCGTCATACCTCTGAGAGCTGCCTTGCCTGTCGGCTCTTTATACTAGCCCCGAGCTCTTCCTCCTTATATTGCTCGGGGTTTTTTATTTGACATAGCTGTTAACTCGCGGTTAACAATAAAGCCCTATAACAACAAAAAGAGGTTACTATGGAATTAGATGATGTAATGGCAGATTTGTTTCAAGCTAACAAAGCAGAGAGACGTAAGATACTCGAAGAAACTATGTATAGAATTAAGTGGGAAAATATGCGTAAAAGCGAGCGACAGAATGTTCGGGAGAAAGCAATGATACACCGCAGCGATGCAAGGAAACCAAAAAATGATTAAGTATTATACCTTCATGGTTCTCACGTATTTTGTGCAAGGCGAACCGCTTACACATCAAATACTTTTCCCGTCATATGATGCTTGCAGTTATTCTAAAGAGGCTATGTTTGACATTATGGAAAAGCACCACGACTCAGTGCTTATACATTGCAAAGGCACGTCACACGCTTCCAGTAAGCTTGTGAAGCCTATGCCAAGACCGGAGCTCGGGTCGTGAGCGATTTACCAGAACACTTTGCGATTGCTCAAAAGATTATAGAGAGAGCTGAACGCGGAATACCACAAGACCGGTGGATACGGGGCGACCATGAGATGGTTGCCTTCGTAAAGGCTATGATTGATTTGTCCGATGCCTATGCTCGATTACAGCAAGATATAATTGACAGAGGCTCTCAGTCGATGAGCATCGACCCAGAAAACACCTAAACAATCGACAAGGCGAGCTCTAGAGTTTCTTTGTTTCGCCTTGTCCACCCTTTACCGTAATGCTTGAAATCATCTAAACCTTCATAAAATTTTTGACGGCCATAGTAATAGTTGTCGAGCACTTCTTTTGGATCTCTGTCATGTACTGCCGCAATAGTCATCTTTCCAATAGCGCCATCTACAGCTAAACCTCCAGTAGCTTTCTGCAAAATCTTAGCAGCCCTGCTCGGGCCTGCGTTCACAGTCATGTCAGCTACCGAGATGTCAACGCCAGACGGGAGCTTATCTGCATGTATGACATCCCAGTAATTCTTTTTGTATAGAGGCTTAACGTCCTCTTTGGTCAAAGCTTTCATCACTTCTTTTGGCGCAGGTTTACCGGTATACTTTGCCCAGTTCCATGCAGTAACGCCCCACATTGTAGAGCCTTCGTTGCCGTGACCATCGCCTTTAGCATTGCCGTTATCGCGTTGATCGTCTGTAAAGCCACCCTCATGCTTGATCAGCATATCGAAAAACATTTCCCAGTTTTCTTGCATGTTACTCTCCTACCGGTTCCTTAGTGCCACATGATCGCTCATAAACCATGTCAGTGCTATATGCTTCTGCCCATCGATTTTCTGTAAACGTGCAAAAAGCCCAAAGGTCATCGACATCTTGATCTATCAACCTAATCAATTCATCCTGCGCTGACACAGTCTGTTTGAGGTGTTCTAAGTCATGCACAAGGCCACTGATATACCAGACCAGTGCAACCAATTGAACAGCCATTGCGAAGGCGAGTGTTATGTTTACCTTCACCGCTTACTCTCCAAATACAATCGTAAGCAGTTAACTAATGTGTTTAGGCTTACCGCACTAAACAGCATTATCCATTGCCACATTTCCATCTATTTTCTCCCGAAAAATTTAGTTGCTGAACGCACTGCAAAGCTCGCACTTACAATGACGCCTAAAGTATATTGATAGTAGCTCGGCATCTGTTCCAATGCATTAAAACCCTCTGCAACTACACCACGCCCCCACTCACCGCAAAACGCCAAAATAAGTGGGATAGAGAACAAAATTGTTAGCCATTCGTCTTTCCAAGAAGACTGAGAACCTTGCGCCATAATGCGCTCCCAATCCGCCACCGAGGTCTCTTTTGAGAGGAGGATTTTACTTTTCGTTTCGGCTTCTGTGAGCTTGAGCTTTGCGTTTGCTTGTTGAGCTTGCGTTTTGGCATTTAACCATCCTCCTGCTAATTCAGCTATCGGCCCTATCAAACTTTGTAACATTTTCAATTTTCCTATCTGTCTTTGCTTCTTTGCCTAACCACAGTGCAAACGATGCTGAAAGCATTGCAGTTACGATAGATACAAATGAGCTTTGAGCTACACTTGGGTCGGGCAAAGTCATGTACCACATGCACACTTTCCAAGTTAAAACTATCTGGCAAAGAAATGCTAGTCTCGGTAATATCTTTAACTCGTCAATGTAACTAGCTGTTAGTTGAACCATAATATTTCCTTATATACGCATTAATAATTCTTTTATCACGGGTAATTATAACAACTTTTCCCGTTTTGGTATATAGTATGTATTTATTGCGCCATTCCTTGAGTATCACCGCTCTATCTTGATGCAAACCACCTTTGCATTAGTGTTAGTCACTAAAACTTTAGCCTCCTTCAGCGCCTCTTTACACGCCTCCTCAGAGCTATGGCTTGAGATATGGTAATGATCAAAAGTCCCACTGACTAACTGTAACCACAATAGCACCCACATGGCTACCAACGTCCCTGCCATTTACCGAGGAAATAGAATAAGCAGAACAAGAGACCACCAGAGATAACAAAAATAAAAGCTCCAATAGCAAAATTAATAGCCGCATCTATTCTCTCCTGCTTTTTATATAACTCATCTTTTCTTCTTTTTCGTTGTTCCGCCTCGATGGCGAGGACCTCCTTCCACGCGCTCGGCCCGTACACGAATGAGATTTCGTCCTTCAAAGTCTGGCGAAGCTCCTCGAATTTACGCTTCTGGTTCCATAATAAGATAGCTGACTCCTCGTCGCTACCTTTAAATGTTTTTTTCCAGAACGGAGGATTTTCTTCTCGCTGTTCTAAATTAGTAAAATCGCTCCACGCTTTGCCCCACTGATTCAGTTGGTTGGCGCAATCGGCTAGATCCTTACCGGCCGAAATGGTTGCCTTGATGGATTTTACGCAGCCAGTAGCGAGAGCTACACAACCACTGATGGTAACCGGATCGATTTTAGCCTCCCATAAACGTCATGTTTAAAAGCAGCAATAAACTGGCGCCGGTCAACGCAATCATAATTGTCTCAAGACGGCGTATTTTATTGTATAAATCTTTGAATTGTATTTTGATCTCGGTTTTAATTTCTGCAACTTCAACTTGCATTTCATCCATGCGATCATGTGCGGCCGCAGTAGTACGTTTACTCATAATAAATCCTTCCTACTTTTTTATTCTTTTAACATATAATTAAGGGCTTGTATATGTGTTAACATTTTGTTAACTTATATATATAACGAATCAAGGAGGATCACATGTTTCATTATCACTTAGAACTATCAAGCTCAGCATTCAAAAAGCCAACAATCAGAATTACAGTTTATGAAAAAGCTGACAAAGCTTTAGAAGAATTTGCAAAAGCCAGTACCTCAGTAGAAAAAGTAATCAAACTTTGCAAAGAGTCAGCATTGACAGAAGACGCTTTTGAAATTTTGCCTACGCAAATTGAGCTTACACGCCACGATTATGCAACTGGTGAAAAAAATCAAATGGCAATCTGGAACAGATAATAACAGGGGGCAACAGCCCCCACATTCTTTGGAGAAAACAATGTTAATTAAAGAATATAAGTATCGTGGATACAATATCCGGTGGACTAAAGACAGTGGCGGCATGGATATTATATCTGTATCTGAGACAACTAGAACCTGCCCCACAAGAGGCGACATAGAGCGCAGAAATATTCGTTGGGGCTTACAGTCTTTGACTGAAGCAGAAACCATTGTTGATGATATTCATTGGTTTAAAGATCAAGCCAAGCAATTAAGTAAAACAAAAAAGCGCGACTTAGCCTACCGCCAGAAGTGGCAAGATATTTATGATCGTGACGAGCAGGATTTGTACTAATGTATATAGTTTACAACAAAGAGCATTGGCTAAAGTTTCACAACATAGAAACTGATGAGGAGATAAAAATTTATTACCCAAAGCCATTTGATCTTAATGACAGCTATCTTGTCACTAATCAATGTTATCGCGCAGGAAGACGTCTTAAAAAATATTTAGACAAGCACCCGTGCAGCAAAAACCCAGTAATGCACTTACTCGATTGGTCAGATAGCTTTGACTAATCGAGACTTGCTTTCTTTTTAACAGTACGTTAACAGTTAGAAAAAATGGAGTTAACATTATGGAACTAAAACAGATTGGGCCTCGCATACGTAAAGAGGTTTACGATAAGTTTGCAAAGGACTGTGAGAACACCCGATATAGTCAGTCTGTGATTATCGAAAAGCTAATCATCAACTACTTGAAGGACAAAGGCTATGAGTTCAACAGTGATCTTAGGGATTGATTGCGGCTACCGCCACGGCGGTGTCGCTCTAGTCGGAGACGATTGGGCAGAGGTTCATGACCTACCAGTATACAGCGAAGGCGGCGTCGATGTCGTGGCGCTGATGGACATCATCACAAGCGCCGATGTCGAGCACGTTTACATCGAGCGCCAACAGGCAATGCCAAAGCAAGGTGTCAGCTCCACATTTAAAATAGGATATAGCTATGGCCAAATCGTTACAACGGTAGCGTTAAGCCGGACACCATATACAATAGTTTCACCATCGATCTGGAAAAAGTTTCTCGGGTTGCAACGTGACAAGGACGCAGCAAGACGTCTGGCACAGCAATGGTTT